TGGCGGTACAGCAAGCAAATGACGCGCAGATAAAAAGATCGGGTTTATGCGAGTAATTACGCTGCTCTCCGGCGGCCTCGACTCTACCACCCTCCTCTACCATTTCCTCTCCGAGGGCCACGAGGTCCGCGCCCTGGGCGTTGACTACGGGCAGCGGCACAAGAGGGAACTCGAGTCCGCGAGGCGCGTCGCCGAGCACGCCGGCGTGGAGTATCGCGTGGCGGACCTTTCCGCCGCCAATCAGTTTCTGCAAGGCAGCTCCCAGACCTCCCCCGACGTGGAAGTGCCCGAGGGCCACTACGCCGACGAGAACATGAGGCTCACGGTCGTACCCAACCGGAACATGATCATGCTGTCGGTCGCGGCCGGGTGGGCCATCTCCACCAGGAGCGACGTGGTGGCGTACGCGGCCCACGCGGGCGACCACACGATTTACCCGGACTGCCGTCAGGGGTTCATCGACAAGCTGGTGGAGGCGATCGCCGTCGCCGACTGGCACCCGGTCAGGCTGTCCGCGCCGTTCGCGGGCATCAGCAAGGCCGATATCGTCAGGCGGGGCCACGACCTGGGAGCCCCGCTCCACCTCACCTGGTCGTGCTACAAGGGCGGCGAGAGACATTGCGGCAAGTGCGGCACGTGCGTCGAGCGCATCGAGGCGTTCGAGCTTGCGGGGGTTCCCGACCCCACGGAGTACGAATGATCGGGCTCATCGCCTGCGGCAGCAAGAAGCGAAACACCCCTTGCCAGGCGAAAGACTTGTATATCGCGTCGCTCTTTGTGGCTACGAGACGATACGTCGAAAAGCGCACCCTCCGGTGGGCAATTCTGTCTGCAAAGCACGGGGTGCTCTTACCGGAACAGTTGGTTCAGCCATATAACGTGCGGTTGGGTTCCCTACCGGCTCGGTCTAAAAAGGTTTGGGCAGAGCGGACGCGCGAGCAACTGCTTTCTCTGTTTCCAGGTGAGACGTTTTTAGTTCTCGCTGGCCAAGATTATTTTCAGGCGGTTGAAGGTCTCCCATACGCAAGGCCTATCCCCGAAGGTTTTCGGATCGGACAACAATTTGCCTGGCTTAAACAAAATACATGATCACCTGTACCCGGCGCCTCACCTTCTGCGCGGGCCACCGCGTGATGGGCCACGAGAACAAGTGCGCCCACCTGCACGGTCACAACTACGTGGTCGAGTTGACAGCCGCCGCGCAGCTAGACGGCGTGGGCCGCGTCATCGACTTCTCGGTCCTCAAAGCAAGGCTCGGCGGCTGGATCGACGCCCACTGGGACCACGGCTTCATCCTCCACAGGGGGGACGAGGACGCAAGGCGGGCCGTCGAATCGTTCGCCCCCCGCGAGGGCGAGCCGCAAAAGCTCTACCTCATGGCGGACAACCCAACAGCCGAGAACATGGCCCAATATCTCCTTCTGGAAGTTTGTCCGCCGCTCTTTGCTGATACCGGAATCGCCATCGTGCGGGCGGTGGTACACGAAACGGAAAACTGTCACGCCACCGCCGCACTATGAGCCACCTCGACGTTTCCGAGCACTTTTACAGCCTCCAGGGCGAGGGCGTAACGAGCGGCGTTCCCGCCGTCTTCCTTCGCCTTCAAGGATGCAACCTCCTGTGCGGCGGTAAAGGGACGCAGCACGACGGGCGGCTCCACGACGGCGCAACCTGGCGGTGCGATACCGTGGAGGTGTGGGCGAAAGGAACCAGGTACGAGACACATCAACTGCTAGAGTTGTTTGCCGCCTGCGGCTACACGGCCCGCCTCAACGCCGGGGCGCACCTGGTGGTGACCGGCGGCGAGCCGTGCTTGCAGCAGGAGGGGCTGGTCGCCTTCCTCGGAGCGCTTCGGCCGCGGGTTCCGAACCTGTATGTGGAAGTCGAGACGAACGGCACGATAACGCCGACCGACGCCCTGCTGGCATACGTGAACCAGATCAACTGCTCGCCGAAGCTCGCCAACTCGGGGATGAAGCCCCAGGCGCGCGTCCGGCGGGAGGGGATCGAGAGAATTAGCCAGCTCGATAACGCCTTTTTCAAATTCGTCGTCACCTGCGACTCCGACGTGGAGGAGGTGGAGCGGACGTTCGTCCACCCCTTCGGGATCGACCCGAGGCGGGTGCTGTTGATGCCGGGCGCCGGTTCCCGCGAGGAACTGACCTCCCGGCTGGGGTTTTTGGCGGCGGCCTGTATCGAGAAAGGGTACAGGCTCTCGTCGCGATTACAGCTCGAAATATGGGACCAAACGACGGGGGTATAACCCTCTCCTGGGCCGACGTGGCCGCCCTTTGCGACAAACTGGCCGCGCAATCGTCCGGGTGGACGGGCGTATACGGCGTGCCGACCGGCGGGTGCTTTCCCGCCCTCCTGCTCGCGCAGCGCTGGAACATCCCGCTGCTCGATTCGCCCGCGCCGGGGTGCCTCGTGGTGGACGACATCTGCGACAGCGGTCGCACCCTGCGGCCCTTCCGGGCGGCCGGGAACACCACCGAGGCGCTGGTGCGGAAACCAGCCAGCCCGGCCGACCTCGCCCCGGGCGCTACCGTCGTGGGCGGCTGGGTGCGATTCCCCTGGGAGCACGAGACGGGCGCGGAAGATTCCGTCGTCCGGCTCCTCCAGTACATCGGGGAAGACCCCGACCGGGACGGCCTCGTCGAGACGCCCAAGCGGGTGCTCAAGGCGTTCCGCGAGATGACGGCGGGCTACCGCCAAGATCCCAAAGAGATCCTAAGCAAGCGGTTCGCCTCCACCTACGACCAGGTGGTGGCGGTGCGCGACATCGAATTCGTTTCACTCTGCGAGCACCACCTCCTGCCGTTCTCCGGGGTGGCACACGTGGGATACATCCCGACCGGCCCCGTGGTAGGATTGTCCAAGGTCGCCCGGCTGGTGGACTGCTTCGCGCGGCGGCTCCAGATCCAGGAGCAGATGACGCAGCAGATAGCGCACGCCATCGAGACGCACCTGGACGCGCAGGGCGTCGCCGTCATCGTCACCGCGAAGCACCATTGCATGAGCTGCCGCGGGGTCATGAAGAAGCAGGCCGCCATGACCACCAGCGTGATGCTCGGGGCGTTCCGCGAGAGCCCGTCCGCCCGGCAAGAGTTCTTGTCGCTCGTGGGGATGTAGCGAACATGGCGAAAAAGCCGAACACAGCACGACAGGATGCGTTCCTCGTCGAGTACGTGGCGAGCGGGCACAACCGCGCGCGGGCGGCGCGCAAGCTCAAGATCCCTTACAATACCGTCCGCAAATGGTTCGAGCAGGACGAGGAGTTCCAGCGGCGGGTGGCCGAGGTGAACGACGAGTGGCACGACCTCCTCCGCGCGTCGCTGTTCAAGCGGGCGGTGGAGAAGAGTGATAACGCCGCCTTCTTCTTTTTGAAGGCGTACGACCCCGAGATGTACGACGACAACGTGCGGCGGCTGAAGTACCTCAAAGACAACCAGATCGCCGACCCCGACTCCCGCCAGCCGGTGACGATCAACCTGGTACGCGGCGACGAGCCGGAGCGGCTGAAGAAGAAGGAGGAAGCATGAGTGACGAGATCAAGGTCAGCAAAGTAGTTATTACGATCGGCAACACGGAGGTTTCCGTAACGCCCGACCAACTCAAGGAACTGAAGGAGGCCATCGATGCGATGTTTCCTCAGCAGCGGCTGGTGGTGAGGGAAGTCGTGTATCGTGACTGGATGTATCGGCCCTTCATCGATTACGTCGGCAGCGTGACGGGCAGCGTGAGCATTTCGTACCAGAACGACGCCCCGCATAACTTCAAGCTCACGGCGTGAGTCCCACCAAGTACCTCCTCCTCGACGCCACCGAGCTCGGGACCATGGCCGCCGAGACGATGCAGTTCGGCGACCGCCCGCGCGTCCTCGCCCACTTCGAGGCGCTGGCCGAAAAGCATCTGGAGCCGGGCGACATCCAGGCGCTGGCGTTGCGCGAGAACGGCGACGGCTCGGTGACGTTCCTGGCGCTCACCACGCCGGAGGAGGACAGCTAGAGCGCCCTGGACTACTGTGCTAAGTGGCGATCCGGTAGGAGGGCTGAATTCAGCCCCCCGGTAAGGTAATAGATTGCTCAGCAATCCGCCGCTTATCAGAGTGGTACAGCCGTTAGGGGCGTTGACATACATTGCCATAGATGCGAGCATCCTCGCATGGCAACGCTTAACATCTCCCTCCCCGACAACTTACGCGCCTACATCGACGAGCAGGTGGCCAGTGGCCGCTACCAGTCGGCCAGCGAGTTCGTCCGCCACCTCGTGCGGATGAAGCTCGAAGGCCAGAAGGACTTGGCCAAGGGCAAGCCCTGCGAGAACCCCGAGAAACAGCGGGGGCGGTGATGGGGCGTGGCGTGTTTGCCCCTCCGCCCATCGGCGAGCGCTTCGGCAGACTCATTGTTCTGGAAGAGGTCGAGCGCATGAACGCCAACCGGCGGATGCGCTGCCGCTGCGATTGCGGTGGCGAGAAAGTCGTCGGCTTGATGCAACTGCGGGCGGGCAAGACGAAAAGTTGCGGGTGCCTCCACATCGAGACGGCCACCCGGATGTGCGTAGCTCGAAGCACCAAGCACGGAATGGCCAAGCGATCCGGCCGGGACCGTTTCTGGCGCATCTGGGTGAAGATGCGAGAGAGGTGTTACGACCGGAAAAGTGTCAACTATTGTCGGTACGGCGCGCGGGGTGTGACGGTCTGCGACCGCTGGTTGGACTTCGACGCCTTCAAGGCGGACCTGTACGACAGCTACCTCTCCCACGCCGCCGCGCATGGGGTGCGAAACACCACGCTCGACCGCTATCCCGACAAGCGGGGAAACTACGAGCCGAGCAACGTCCGTTGGGCGACCTACAAGGAGCAGACGGACAACCGGGATTGCATGGTCCTCGTTGAGTTCCGGGGTGAGTTTCACACAATTGCAGATTGGGGGCGACTCACCGGACTCGGCGGCGCAGTCATTGCTAATCGGATTCGCAAGGGTTGGAATGTCGAGCGGGCGCTGACCGAGCCGCGACGTATTACGAGCTTGAACAAACACCTCGTGTCCTGACCCGACCATGACCTCCACCACGGCGACCATACCGTGGTGGACGCACGAGTTCATCGAGGACCGCACGCCGATGCGCACCCTCGGGTGCGTGGGCGGAATCGGTTCGGGAAAAAGTCACGGAAGCGCGATTTGGGACATCGCCAGGTGCCTAGAAAACGGCACCTCCATGAAAGACCCGATCCCCACCGTGTCGTGGGCCGTCGCGCCCCGCTACCACATCTCAGAAAACTCGCTCATCCCGTCCACCATCAAGACGGCGAGCGAGGTGTTCGGGCTGAAAGCCGGGAAGCACTTCACGTTCCTAAAGTCGCAGCCCCGCAAGCTGTCGTTCGCGCCGATGGGGATCAACCACCTCATCGAGTTTCTGTCGGCTGACAATCCGCAATTTTTCGTCGCCGCCTCGATCACCCACTGGCGGTGGACGGAGGCGGCCGTCAGCAAGCCGGAGGTGTTCGACAAGCTCCAGGACCGGCTCCGCGACAAGCGGGCCAAGGTACTCCAGGGGCTGGTGGAGTCCGCCCCCGAGGGGCTGAACCACTTCTACGACCTGATGGGGTTCGGTGGCGACGCCACCGACGCGGTGGACGACGCCCGCAACTTCCGCCGCGTGCGGATCGAGACCGGCGACAACGTGGACAACCTGGCGCCGGGCTACCTCGAAATGCTCCGGGCGCGTTACGGCTACTCTCGCGAGCGCCTGCTTAGCTACGAGCGGGGAATCTTCACCTCGCTCACCAAGTCCACCGCCTTCTGGGAGTGGGTGGAGTCGCGCAACGTGGTCAGCGCCGACGAAGTGCCACCGTCGCCGCACGTTCCGCTCATCCACTGCTGGGACTTCAACGTGTATCCTTTGTGTTATTCGGTCATGCAGCGGCACGAGTGCGGCCCGCTCTGGAACCGCTCGCACCGCTATGCCACCCTCTGGGAATCGTCGGGTGAGAGCCGCGGCATCGAGCACGCCTTGGAGGAGTTCGCTCGCGCGTTCCCGGTATCCGACTTCCGCGACACGCCGATCCTCCTCTACGGGGACCGATCCGGATTTCAAAAGAGTCCGCGCATGGCCGGGAACTCGTGGACGCAAATCCGCGACAAGCTCCACGCCCTGGGCTACACGAACGTGACCATCAAGGCGCTGGAGGGCGTCATCGGCATCCAGGAATCGCTGGAGAAGGTGGCGGCGCTCATGGCCTACGGCCAGTACGTCGTCTCCTCGAAGTGCCCGAAGACGATCAACGCCTTTGCCAAGACGGCGCTGGTGGACGGCACCTGGGACTTGCAAAAGGGCGGCCCGGACGACCCCACCCACCGCAGCGATGGCCCCCGGTACGCGCTGTTCGCGCTGACCCGGACGCTCAACGTGTACGACCCGAAGTCCGGCCCGCTGGCCGGCTTCATGATCTGATTTAACAACGCTTTCAGCTTCGCCCCATGACCGACCCGATCGAGCTTTACTGCCACCCCGACTACCTGCGGCAGGAACGGCGGCTCACCATGTACTTCGACCTGTACCAGGGCGACCACGACGTGCTCACCCGCGGCGACACCTACATCCCGTTCCACGAGTACGAGCGGAACAAGAAGAACGGGGCCGCGTTCCGCAAGGCCCGCATGGCCCGCACCCGCGTCCTGAACCTCGTCGAGCCCGTCGTCTCCGTGTGGACCTCCGTCATCTTCGGCGAGGAGCCGGTGATGGACCAGGAGACGCTCGACCTGTACGGCGACGCCATCAAGAACGTCGATGGCCGCGGCAGCTCGCTCCTCACGTTCCTCCGCGACGAGCTGGCGGTGTGCCGGTTCCGCGACGGCCGGGTGGCCGTCCTCACCGACGCCTACCCGTTCGCCGGCCAGACCCTCGCCGACCAGGTGGACCTTCGCGCCTTCCACCAGATCCTCCCCGCGCTGGCCGTCAAGGACTGGCAGTTGTCCGACACCGGCAGCTACCGGATGGTCCGCTGGGAATACCAGGCGGTCGAGCCCCGCGAGTCGCTCACCCAGGAGCCGGCGGAGAATACCTACAGCCGCGTGCTGGCCCTCACCGCCAGCGGCGTCGAGAGCCGCCGGTTCAAGCTCGCCCAGGGCGGGCGGTGGGAGGAGGCGGGGCCGGCCGCCGTCATCAAGAACTTCACCGAGCTGCCGGTCGCCGCCGTCCCGTTCGGCGAGAGCTGGGTGAAAGACGTGTGCGAGCAGCAGATCGAGGTGCTGAACCACACCTCGAACCTGAACAACCAGCTTCACGCTCAGGGGTACGACCGCACCGTGTTCATCGGCGACGTGGGCCAGGAGACGGAGCGGGCCTGGCACGAGTTCAGCGGGGTGGTGGTACCGCCCGGCACGCAGGTGCAGAACCTGCCGGCCGCCGACGTGTCGAACCTTCGGCAGCGGCTCCTCGACTGCAAGGGCGACCTGTTCAAGGTGGCCTTCAACCGCATCGCCGGGCTGGCCGAGGACAGCAAGGTGGGACAGGCGGTCGAGACCCTGCGGGAGCAGAAGGACGAGATGATCCGGCTGGTGGTCTCGCAGGTGGAGGAGTTCGAGAACGTGGCCAACAAGATGGCCCGCGACTGGGCCGTGTACGTCGGCAACACCGCGTTCAACGGCAGGGTCACGTTCAACCGCGACATCAGCACCGAGGATATCGAGAAGGTGATTGATCTTTACGCCGTGTTCAAGCAGGACATCGACAAGAACCTGCCGGCCAAGAAGGGGCTCATGAAGAAGGTGATCGCCCGCTTCGACCTGCCCGAGGAGCTGGAGGAAGAGGCGCTGGCCGAGGTGGACAAGATGGAATTGCCTAAGCCGGTGGACCCGACGCTGGGCTTGAAGGCCGCCGCCGCCGCGTTCGGCGCGCAAAAACAATCGCAGCAGCAGGTGGTAAATGGCGACGGCGCGGGCGCGGGCGATCCTCCGAAGTAACGCCCGCCGCGTCAGGGCGTCGGAGAAGCGCACCGAGAACTTCGTGCTGCGGCTCGAACGCTTCCTCGACCGCAACCTCGAATCGATCATCGCCGACGCGGACGGCTACACCGCGAAGGAGGCTTTGAAGGCCCTCGCGGACCTGGAAGGGGTGATGAACGAGGCCGGGCTGCAAGAGCAGCTCGGGCGGCTCAAAGAGATCTACCGCGAGGAGTACGCCGAGGCGTCCGAGCTGTTCGAGCGGACCACCGGCAAGAAGGCGCTCCTGGGCGGCACCGCAAAAGAGGTGCTGGCGGCGCTCGAAGACGACCGCCTCGCCCTGGCCGGCAAGATGGTGGAGAGTTACCTGGGCGACGTGCGCTCTTACGTCCTTGACTCGGTGATGGCGGGAACGAGGCCCACCATGACCGAACTCAAAGACGCCTACGGCGACACGGTGGCAAGGCAGCTTCAGACCGAGATCGACACGTCGGTGGCGGCGTATCACCGGCTCACGAATCGGCTCAAAGCTGAGAAGGCGGGAATCGACAAGTTCCTGTACGCCGGCCCGGACGACAAGGTGACGCGGCCCTTCTGCGCCGAGCGGGTGGGCCAGGTGTTCACCCAGGACGAGATCGACTCCTGGGACAACGGTACCGATTTGCCCGCAAATGTATACCTGGGCGGGTGGAATTGTAGACATCGGCTGCTGGCCGTCGTGGACGAGGCCGACTTCGCCGACCCGGCGGAGGAGAAGGCGGCGTGAGCCAGAGGCGCGAGCGGCCCTTGCCCGACTGCCAGGAATTGACGGTCCGCTACGGCGGCAAGCTCGGGTTGCGCGTCGTCGTCGAGCTGGATCCGGCGGTGTGCGGCGTGACGGCGGCGATGGTGGTGGCCGAAGTCGCCGCCGCGTTCGAGGACACCAAACCGCCCGCCGAGGAGTGGAACTGACGCACATCTTTATGACCATCGAGATCAAGAACGCGGACAAGGTGGTGGAACGCATCCGCGCGCGGCTTCTGGACGGGGCCGACCGCCGCCTCCAGCTCGCTCTCGAAGCGGAGAAGAAGGAGATCGACCGCCGCACCACCTCGGGCCGCGATGTGGATGGCGGCGCCTTCGACGAGTACTCCGAGGGCTATGCCAGGTTCAAGGCGAAGAAAGGCCGCAAGGCGTCGCCGCCCGACCTCACGTTCACCGGCTCCATGCTCCGCGCCATGACGGTGGAGGTGACGCGCGAGGGGCAGAAGCTCATCGGCCGGATCTTCTTCAACTCCGCGAGGGAGGCGGCCAAGGCCGCGGGCAACATGCGCACCCGCCGGTTCTTCGGCCTCTCCCGCGAGCAGATCGAGCGCATCGTCCGGCGGCTCAAGGGCGACTAGCGCCGCCACAACTTTAGGCAATAACCCGCGCACGGGCGACCGCGCGCCTTTTTATGAACGTCTAGCAAAGACAGGTTCCGTTTATGAGCGACACCACCACCACGGCAGCAGCAGGAGCAGACGCCCCCAAGACCGCCACCGCCGACGCGGCCAAGCCCCCGGCGCAGGAGCCGGCCAAAGGCGGCGAGCGGTCCTACACCGCCGAGGACGTGGTGAAGGCGCAGGAGGTGGCCGCGTTCCAGATTCGCGAGGAGCAAAAGAAACGCGAGGCCGCCGAGCGGGCGGCGAAGGAGGCGTCCGAGCGCTTCAAGGACGTGGACCTCGACGAGTGGGCCGCCTACAAGGCGGACAAAGAAAAGCGCCGCGCCGATAAGGCCAAGGACAACCCCGAGGAGGCGCAGCGGCTGTTCGAGGAGCGGGAGGCCAAGATCCGCAAGGAGCTGGGCGACCGCATCCTGGAGGCGCACAAGGCGCTCGAAGCCAAGGACGCCGAGATCAAGAACCTGCGCGTCTACAACAAGGCGATGGAGGACTTCGGCCCGCACCTCCACCCGTCGATGCAGGCCATCTTCCGCAAACAGTTCGTCGAGGCGTTCTGCGACCTCAAGGACGACGAGCTGGTGATCAAGGACGACCACGGCAACGTCCGCTGGAGCGCCAAGAACCCCGGCCAGAAGATGGGCCTCGACGAGTGGCGCGAGGAGCTCAAGCGGACCCACGCCCCGATGTTCCTCGCCACCGCCGTGGGCGGCGTGAAGGAGCCGGCCGCCGAGGTGAAGCCGTCCACCACCGGCGGCACCGAGAACGGGCTGCCGGCCAACTTCGGCGACT